GAGGCGAGGTCTTCAAGGATTACGTCAGTGTCAACCATGAGCCGGTGTTGGTTAAGGACAGGCTCAAGGGTTTCGATGATGCGGAGTTCCTTTTGCTTTGTGTGTCGAACCTCTTCAACGCTGCAGGGGTAAATCGTGCCGAGGTATCTCTTGAGCAACTCAGAGAACATCCCGAGGCCGAGGTTGCTTTCAACAAGTATTTGCTTGACCTTGAACTCTTTAGCGATAAGAGCCAGCTTTTTAAGGTTCGGTTCGCTGTAACCTCCCCTAAGGCCACCGCTAGCGAGAAGGAAAAGGTTTCCGTTCAGGTAGCTAACTACAGCGTATCCAAGCTCGTCGCTGCCGCGTCCAGAAGGGTCAACGGCCATGACAACCCCGGTGTATTCAAGAAATTCATCCCCTATCTGAGCCGGTTTGTAGAAAAGGTCACCATGAAGCCCAACCGATGGAAGGTCTAGGGCTTTATCGCCGTTAGCCATCCACACGACCTTATTAGGACCGTTTTCACGGTTCAGGCGGAACACACAGAGGTCTCTGAGCTTGAGAGGGTATTTCTCCTCGTCGCTAAGGCTGATATCTAGAAGGAACTGAAGGTTGAACGTTGAACGTCCAATGGACATTTGACGGGCTTCTAGTTCAGCCCAATCAAAACGTCGAGGGTCTACAGGGTGTCCAGCAAGCCCTGGGTCTTCATCTAGATCAGCTTGGATCTTGGGTGCTAGACGGTTGCCGTAATAGTTCTTGAGCTTCTTACCAGTGGGGTACAGAGCAGGCCAGATCCTGACGGAGTAACCAGAGACCTCAAGCTTTGCGTAAACACTGTCTTGGGTGTGAGGCGTACCGAGGAACACGATCTCACCACCAGGCTTGATCACCGAGTCAAACTCTTTAATCGATTCCCGAAGCTTGTCTCGGATTAACTGGGTTTCACAGGACTGTGGTGTTTCAACGTCGTCAGCAACGATGAGATCAGCACGGGAGCCAGTAATCTGCCCAAAGATTCCACTGGAACGGACAGAAGGAGACTGGTCTGGTTTCGCGCCGTAAACGTCAAAAGCAACTTTTGAGAACCGTTGGGTGTCGCTAGGGAACAGGTCTTTGACCATGAACCAGTTTCGTAGCAGGTCATGGCAAAACACGGAGAACGCATCTGCACGGTCCTGAGCTGCAGAGATTACCAGCACCTTACAGTTTGGATCCCTACGCAGTCTCCACAGCACATAACCAGCCGTTAGGAACGACTTACCACAGCCCCGATACGCCATGATGATGCGTCGGCTAGGGCCGTTCTGAAGGTAGTCAGCAACTTGATACTGAACAGGGGTAGGGCTAGGAAGCCTTAGGTAGTCCCAAAGGTAGGTAGCAAAAACAGGAAACGACTCTGCAGCTTCCTTAATAATCTGTTCAGTCTGTTTGCTTGCTCTTGACATTGACTGCCCACTTGAACATTTGGCTCAAGTTATTCTGCAGGATCACAGTCATTTTTAAGAACTCAAACAGCATCTTCTCCAGATCTTCCCGAGAGCAGTTAGGGATATCCCGTCTGACTCGTTCTAGGCGTAGCTGCTGTTCTATGGATAGCTCGAAACAGGGCATAGGAGGTAGTTCATCCATCGGTCAATTACTTGTTCACGCACTTCACAATACTCAGGGCGCTGTTTAAACCAAGTTTTCCAGTTAGAACTACCTTTTTCGTGGTTACACTTCCGACACGCAGGAACGATGTTGGTGGCTAGATCCTCTCCACCTTTGGTTTTGGGATGAATGTGATCAAGTGTTAGCTGATCATCTTTGACACCGCAGTAAGCACACTGACAACCAAACGCTTCTTTAATTGACTGTCTCCATTGTTTTACTGCTTCACGACGCTGGAGGGCTTGAAGATTTGCCATAGCAGCCTCTGGTGTCAAATAGACAAAGCCCCCGGATGGCGAACGAATCACCATACCGAGGGCTCTGCTTGGTACATATAGGAAGGGTTAATTCCTAAGCACCAATATAAGACCTGACCTTCTTGATATCGACTTCCGGCAAAGCAGAAATCATTTCAGAGATAGCAGAGACATCACCACCATTAAGAGCAGTAATACCTTGGTCTTTCAGAAACTTAATAGCGTTTGCCAGGTCAGAAGCTTTTACATCCTCACGATTGAGCTGATCAATCAGCTTAGTAGCCACCAAACGGTGAAGACTATAAAGATCATCTTCCGAGGCAAGTCCTTCAGTCTTATTTAGAGACTTTTTTGGAGCGGCTGCCATAAATTACACGGAACAGTTTCAACCCCAATTGTACGAGGCTGTTTTCTTTCAGCTTAGAAACACCAATAATTTCAGAGGCTGCAAAAGCACTAAGCCAAAGAGCAGCTTGTACCGAAGGATCAGAAAGGTCCATAAAGTTACCTAGCTAGGGTTCTTGATCAAAATAGCCCAGCCAGAGTTAGGACCCTCAACAAGCCACCTTTTGTTCCAATTCTTCTGGCTGTAAGCAACCCCTTCACCTTTGGAGTGGTTTACATATCCACCACGAACCACATCAGCCTCACCATTGGGGTCATGGTGGATCCAAGCACCTTCTGTAAACCCAATCACTACGCTGTAGTGCCCAGAGCCGCTAGGAGCCCCTACAGGGCCCTTGTGGAGCCAACCAGCTACTACAGGCCTACCAGCCTCTAACTCGCGTCTGAGAAGCTCTGGGGAGCCATTCTGGATGAATTTAGCGTCCAGTCCGAGGTGTCTGAGAGTTTTAAGCTGAGCATCGGCAGAAGTGGAATCACCATACCGAGCACGGATCTTGTTGTACTCGTTATCTGTTTTTACCTTGCCGTAGTAGTCAGCAACCATTGCACAACTAGAACTAAAACACTCTCGATAACCATTAGGACCGTTATCCAATTGGTATTCATACGGCACTTTTAGCAATACGCCTGTTTGCTGTACTTGAGGCTTGTTTGTCTGACGATTAACAATGGAGATTAGTTTGTTTGCATATCGAGGATCAGTTGCATAACCCTGTGCCTGCAGCTGCTGAGCGGCTTCTGACGCTGTTTTAGCGTTATTTACTCCTTTGTATTGTTTGTAATCTTTGTACCAGCGAATAACGAGGTATTCAACGCATTCTTTAATAGAAGAGAAATTAAGAAAGCCGTCACGAATAGAAACAGGTACCCCATTAACGTACTCCGTTGTTGAAGTAGTTGTACCCTTACCTTTTAAACCAAAATAGTTATGCGTGCCAGATGTATGTTGTCCCCAGTTACTCTCCAAAGCCCACTGAGCAGCAACTAATTCTGGAAACTTTGCTCCAGCTTCACGAGCAAGCTGCTCTACACCGTCCCACGAGCCGTTACTTGGGATATTGTTCTTAGGACCAGATCGCCACAAATCAGAAAACTTTGCCAAGGTCCCTGGAGGAATCTGATCCTGCAGGAAATCCAAAGCAAAGTTTTGATGTTCTTGATTGTTGTAATACTTAGCTACGTCACGAAGAGAGATGTCGGCCATTGAGTAAGATCCGGTCGAGTTTTTCGTCGATGTGTTGGATCTGTTTATCGATCCGGTCCATCATCGGCATAAGCTCGTCCTTTCTAACAAACTCTTTGTGAATCGTCATCTCAACAGTGTCGATGCGGCGATCAAGCTCCATATGCCTTTTATGAGACCAAGCAAATACACCACCACCGACACTGGCAGCGCCTAGGACAAGGGAAAGAAGGAATGAAGGATCCATTGTTAGGCACCTTGAAGACGCTGTTTTAACCTTTGTTGGTTCTTACGAACTTCACGACCTTGAGGGGTCTGATAAAACTGCATCATCAAACGCTTTGCGTTCATTTGATCTGCAGGGGTAGACACAGCATCTACATCAGAAGGATCAACCAAATCAAAGCTTGGACCACCAGCAACTTTGACGGACCCTTTCTTCTTCATCCCATAGCCGCTTTTGCTTTTCATTTCTTGGGTACGCAATTAGGAACAGTTTTGGTACCTTTCTTCTTAGTACCAACCATTTCGTATCCCTTCCAGCAAGGTCCTTTAGCCATAATCATTCGCCTTTCATCTTGGTGTTGTACTTACGGCCTTTCCAGCTGAACGTTTTAACGCCAGCTTTACGAGCCGCTGCAAAAGCATCATCAAACGAGCTGTTCTCACGTCCTTTGTTACCTTGACGTGCTGCACGCTCTTGACGGGCAAACTCAGCACCTTGAGTGCGTTGAGCCTCCACTCGACGGGCTTGAGAGGCTGGTAAGGTTCCAGAAGCCGTAGGACGAGGCCTCATAACTTCATAGGCTGCACCAGCTGGAGTAGCACGACGCAGATTACTCAACACACTCATTGCATCTTTAACGATGCTGAGTCCAGAAGACTTGGGTCGATCTGCGCTGCTAGTAACTTTTGCAGGAGGAGCACCAGCAGGCCGAGGATCACCACTCCTAGTTACGTTTGCTTGGCTAACAGATTGCCTGTTCTGCCGTTGAGGGTACTGACCCTTTGTAACTGGTTTAGTAGACGATCTTTTAGACCGATTACTAGAAGACGTAATCTTAGGAGCCATAGCCTTACTTGGTTTTGTAACCTTTTTTCATCTTGCCACTTTTTTGAACTTGTGGCTTACCAGATGCTTTAGCCTCTTTAGACCATCGCTTAGCAATCTCAGGATGTTGAGCGTACATATAACGCATCTGTTTTTCAGATTTAAACGGCATGGAAATTTCAAAACTCTTAAACCAGCTTATTCAATATGTTTTTGATTGGTTACTTGAACTTTGGAGAGAAGCTAAAACAGAAGCAAATTTAAACTCTGAAATTTCTAAATACCACAAAGCGGCTGAAGAGTTAGACCCCCAGCCGCAAGCAGAATTTAAAGAAAATGGCGTTTTTGGAGAACCCGGTTGGTCTATCGAGATCTCACATCCAGCTTTTACTTCCCCTGACCTCGATAAGCCTTCTGACCCTTCTTAGGTTTACTGTTTTTGCTTGAACCTTGGGTTGTTTGTTTTGGTTTAGCTGGGAGACGGACTGGTTTACCGCTCAGAGTTTTCTTAACCATTACGCCAACCCGAACAGTTCCTTCAGCTCCGCCACGGTCAACCCAGCCGCTTCCAGCTTCTGCTCAGTGGTGAGCACTGGGGCGGGTTCAGGTTCAGGGGCAGGCAAGGGGGTGTTGCCTTCATCGAGCCATGCGAGGTACGCCTGGTAGTCGGTGTTGGCGAGGTCGGGTGGGATGAAGGCGTTGTCGGAGAGGCGAAGAATGGTGTCGCCTTGGGTGCGTTGGTAGGTCATGGGTTACAGCTCGGCGGAAGCAGTAAATGTACCGCTGTTGTTTGTGTTTGCGACAGTATCGCTGCGACCAACGCCCGCAGATGTTGTTCTTATGTTAACTGCAGCAAAAGTACCCTGATCGTTTGTTCCGGTAACAGTCGGAACTATACGTTTTTCGACCATAAAGTAACACGATGTATAGTAACTTGTGGTGATACTTGCGTTCGCCACGCCAACTCGGATGTAGTAATCTCCTTCTTCGTAATACCTCTGACACAACGCCAGCTCCTGCCCGTAGCTCCTGCGTTCAAACGGGGTGGCGACGGTTCCGGCTTCTAGTTGGACTCCGGTGATGTCCCAAGTAGCGTTCAGGGTTCCAATAATGTTTGTCGCCCCTGTGGCTCCGTAAATACTGGAAGTGCTGGTCCAGCTACCTGCTGCATCAACGCGACTGGAGCCAGCACCAATCTGGAAGGTCAGCGTGAGTCCACGCCCTGTATCCGTCAACCATGTGCCCGTAGTATCTCCGGCAACAGTTACAGTCTTGTACTCCCAAGTATTAGCGGATGAAATCGAATATGTAAAAGGATAGTTTCGATCATTTGCAGAGTTGTTTAACGCACCGCCAAATGTTCCTGTCAGACTTGACCTGACCCAAAAAGAAAATGTAAAAGTTTTTGCATTAGCAGTGCCAAGCCCAAGATCATATACATTGTTTCCTTCGATAGCCTGCCTAAACAGGTAGATCTGTGTAGACCCAATAGAAGCATCTGCTGTTGTAACGGTAATGCGTGTTGAGTTTGTGAATCCCGTGGGCGCATCCGTGGTCTGATCAACAGTAAAAACACCATCTGTGCTTTCGCCAGAAGCAAACCATCTGTCAATACAGTAAGTATTTGCAGTGGAGTTGATTGTCACACTCGCCCCAGCATTCCGCTGATCAATCCGCATATCACCGTTGATGATGCGGTTCCTAGCGCCACTCAGTGGTCCGCCGTTGAGGCTGCTGACTTGAGCTGTTGCACTGCCATCAGCAGCAAGCACGATGGCTGGATTGGCCGCTGAGGCGTGTTGAAGGTTGGTTGTTTTAAGTGTGCTCATTGGTTAGCTCCAGGTGCCTTGAGATGACGCACTACCAGCTGCACCGATAGGCGTGATATTGATATAACTACCAGCCAAAGTGCTATAGGCACCACCAGGAGCTGCACTTAGTTGATATTGAGGGATAAATGTGCCACTAGCGTTAACACTAATAGTGCCTCGCAAAATTAGTACAAAAGTTACAGCAGCTGAAGTGACACCAGTTGTGTAGTTAAGATTGTTTAACGTTGTGTTAAACACAACTCCTGCAGGTGGCGAGCCACCACCAAGATCGCCTGTAGTTGCAGTGTTAATTCGTACTGAAGTTGCAGAATAGTTAAAGTTATTTGTTGTAGCTGTACCACCAAAAAGTAAACCAAGGTTATGGCTTGTTGTTCCAGCAGTTTTTTGAAGCTGCAAATGCATTTCAAACGCATAAACAGTGCTTGCTTCTAGTGTCGCCCCAACTCCAAATACTGATTGTGCTCCAGTTGCGTTTGAGCCAACGTAATTAGAGTTAAGCCGATAAAATAACGAGCCAGCGTTCCATTGAAAAGACAAGGAACCAGCTGCATCTGTTATGACTGATTGCCGATTGCTACCGTTGCTGCTTGGTAGCACCAGAGTATTGTTCCCCCCGGCTGCTGCACAGTCAAGGTTTACATAGCCGCTGGTTGATCCATTAAGCCTTAACGTCATTGTGCTGCCTCCAGTGCAGATTTGATGGCTTCCGGCGTGAGTGCCGTGTCGATAAGTTCTTGCAAGAAGGCATACTTCTCGCGGATCTGAAGGCGTGCATTCTCAGCAGCCGCTGCATCAGCACCAGGGATTTGTTTGGCAATGATGTCGTCATATGGTGCGAACTCTCCAGCTCGCATCTCACGACGCTTGGCGTGACCGATCTTTTTGCACTGATCAAGGTCGTGCTCAACGCAGCAGTCACCCATTACCCAGGCACCACGGAAGAAGCGATCAGAAGGTATGTCGGAGTCTTCGACGATTTCGTAGGGCACGCCCTGGGGGACATCCTTAGCGGCGACTTCCTCGATGCTCAGTTCACCTGTTGGGATGATGACCGAGACGCCGCCGGATTCGTTTTGGTAGATGATTCGTTTCATGGCTTAGCGGAAAATGGCGACACAGACAGCCGCGCAATCATTGCTAGTGCCAAGATCATCGGCTGTTCTGATCTGGCAGTTTGAGGCCGAAAAGCCCGATGCAGCGACTGGGGCAAGTATCCGGGGCACGGCAGATGTTGATGCGTTAAGTGTTGCGCTACCAGCAATCGAAAAATTGGCATCCGCCAATGCCGTCGTGAAGTTCACCGTATAGTCACCAACCCCGTTATCCGTAATGCTGCTGACGTTGTAGCTGGAACGGATTGCAACAGCACCAGTGCCGTTGAAGTTGACCCAAGCTTTACAAACTTGGCTCTGAAGGGTCGTACCGAGTTTATCAAGCGTTACAGCGTTAGACGCCAGTTTGGTTTCTGTTACAGCAGCGCTAGCTAAATCTGCTTCGTTAACACAACCATTTTCAAGACCACCAACACTGATACCTGAAATGGTTCCTGATCCGTTAATTGAAATAGGCATAATTTACACCACCACCCAAGTAGAACCAGAAGGAACCGTTACGGTTACCCCTGAATTAATTGATACAGGTCCAGCAGTCATTGCGTTTTTGTTGGTACTAATAGTGTAATTGGTAGTAACTGTTTGACTATTTTCATAGAAAATATCATCTGTACCACCACCAGTAGCACCACCACCAGCAAGACCCCAAGACAGGTTTCCAGCACCGTCAGATTTAAGGGCATAACCGTTTACAGCTGAATCAGTAGCAGGAAGCGTCCAAACAACGTTAGAAGCGATGTTAGAAGGCGCTTGAAACCCAACGTAGTTAGAACCGTTAGCAGTAGCTTCACCAAAACGGAGATCAGTCTGGTTACCCAGAACAATATCTCCAGTCATCGTGCCACCAGTCGCTGGAAGTGCAGCGCTAGCGAGGGTGTTAGCGGTACTAGCTAAGTCGTAAGCGGTTTTAACGCTGTTAGGTGTGGCAGCAGTTGTAGTGCTGTTATCGCTAACAGAATCTGTCAGCTGGACCGTACCTCGATTGGAAGTAGAACCCTGTTGGATCTTGGTACCAGTAATTGCTGCAGAAGCGCTAATAGCACTATCTGTAATAGTTCCAGCAGCAATCTTGGAATTAGTAACAACTCCAGTATCAATAGTCCAAGTGGTACCAGCAGAGCCAACAATGATGTCACCTTTATCGCCATCAGAAACACCACTACTGGCTACACCATCGACGTAAGACTTATTAGCTGCATCAGTGTTATTAGTCGGTGTCGGAACAACAGGGCTAGAGCTAAACGTTTTAACTCCAGCGACTGTTTGAGCGCCAGTAAGAGCTACATATTTGGCATCAGCTTCTGTTTCGGTGTAATACCGATTATCCAGGTCATAAGAACCAACAGAGGTGACGTGACCTTGAGCAGTAACAGTGATGTCTTGAAGGACTACACCATCGCTGTTGTTGACTGTGGTGTTTGCACCTGTAACGTTATGTGCAATGGTGATCTGACCGCTGCCAGGAGTGTTATCGCTAATACTGATATCAGTACCAGCTACAACATCACCAGTTAAAGCAGCATCAATTTTGCCATCTACACGAGCATCAATTGCACCTGTAGTTGCTGCGTGGGCGTTATCTGAAAGCCAAGTTTCAGCAGAACCAATAAAACCACCAAGAGCACTGAGATCACCAGTACCGCTAGTTAAAGCATTATAGGTATCGCTGAACTCCTGAAGACCATAACGAATCTGGTTATCAGCGTTATTAAGGTCTTGAGCTGTCAGTGTTGATCCTGGTGTGTAAACAACAGTTGCATCAGCAATATCAGTTACACGGTTAATAACAACCGTTGCTCCACTTACAGAAGCATTGAGGATGATTGCTGTTCCAGCGGTGTTAAAGGTGTAATCAGTACCTTGAGTTTGAAGGACATTATTAACAGTTACTGAAATATCCGATTGCCGTAGATACGGAATTGGATCTCCATTGCTGTTAGTAAGAGCAAAGGTAGTACCAGAAGCGCTGGTATAAGTTACAGAAGCGTAAGCCATTACTGAGCACCTCCGGTCTGGCGTTGATTCAAGATGAACTGTTTCATGTCCTCAGGCATTTTGTAACGTTGACCTGGATTAGTGCCCATTAGAAATTCTTCTTTGGCAATATCAACCAGTGTACGAACATAATCGCTCAAAATTGTACGCCTCATATTGTTGTCTCGATCCCAATCGGCCTGAGCGATAGGAACACCGAAAGGTCCTACCGTCATCTTAAATGGGCTATCTACAGAGGGATGTTGAGTGTAAATAGGAGACTTAATTAAGTCTTTAAGAGCGCTGTAAATACCTTTGTGAGTTTTGTTAGTTACTGGGTCTCGGTATTCAAATTCAGAGTTCAGGAAGTGGTTGAAATCATTCAAGATGGTTTCGTTAATGCCAACTCCATCGCTGTTGTAAAGAGAAGTCCTAGGAGGAGCGATGAGGTTGTAAACCATCTCCTTAGCTACAGGATCACCGTCAAGCTTGTCTGGGAACGGCCAGTAACGACCTAGAACAGCCTGCAGGGGATACCACTTACCAGCGTGGTTAGCGTTGATGGTTTCGCCTGGTTTACCGTACCAAAGGGCTTTCCGAGAGCGAGCTTCTGGTTCGTTTTTCATAATGCTGACAACAGCATCAGCAAGGAACCCAACAGGGCTGTATTCAGAAGCGATACCAAACGTACCAAAACCAGTATCAATAGCGCTGTTTACAACGTCCTGAATGGTCATACCCTTTTCGCTCATCGAGCCTCGCTCGTACCAACCACGCTGGACAAATCGTGTAATAGGACTTGCTGGTTTACGAGGGTTGATACCTTGAGTAACGACCTTACGCAGGTTGAGGTAGGGATCACCAACTTTGGCAACGCTATCGGCAAGGATCTTTTGAAGACGACTGATATCACCAGTACCAGCAGAGGTAAGAGCTTTGATTAGTCGATCCATACCAGCAATAGCGGGAGTCTCCAAGATGTAGTTAGCCAGTGAAGCAACACCAAGAGCCATTAGACCGCTTGTATCGCGTCCAAGGGCAAACTCATACAGGTCACGAAGAGTGGCTTGGAACGCCAAGGTGTTGCCGTAGAAAGGGAAATAACGATACGGCCAGCGTTTATCTCCAATCTTCATGGTGTAAGCATCCACAGCACCTGAAGTTTCTCGATAGGTATTTTCAAGACCACCAGTGATGTCTTGATTACCGTCTCGAACGTGGAAGAACGCAAGCGCTTGTAGACCAACAGCCATAGCTAAAGCACCTTGAGCTTTGGTACGAACTGCAATGTCATCACTGAAATACTTACTTTCAAAATCAGTGATGTTTTGCTTGAAGCCAGGTGGAAGAATATCAAGCACCTTTTCAGGAAGTGCTTTAGCTCCAAGGCGACCAACGTCCGCACCAAACCGAGCAATTTCTCCACCAGAAGCAATCATCACAGCCCTTTTAACACCGTTAATAGGCGATACAAGGAACGGGAACAAGTCACGTCCAAAGGCAGCAACTACTGGGTTATTAGATTGACGGAGTTTGTTGATGGCCCCCTCAACGTCTTGAAGAGGTCCAGTAAGCTCTTCAGTTAGGTTTACAGCTCTGGTGAGGCCAAGGATTTGACCATCCAATACTGAGTAACCAATCGTGGTTTGATCAAAACCAACTTTGACTGGCTGGTAAAGACTATTAAATTCTTTATCTAAATACTTTGCAATTTCATCTGCACGGTCTGCAATATCCAACGTGCCTGCAGCTATCTTTTCGTCTACATCACGAATTGCTAAAGCACGAATGCGAGCATTAGCAAACAGTGATGTAACTAGTTCGTCAGCAGTAGCGGAAAGCTGTCCAAAGATAGAAAGATTTACGTTTTCACCACCAGGGTAGTAACTAGTCTTACCAAGACCCATTCCACGAAGACCTGTAGTGCTAAGCCCCAAAATGTTCTTACCGACAAAGCTTCGCTTATCCCACGCTTCACCAGGCATGAAGTAATCGTGAAACACCTTCATCAACACACGGCTCTTATTGAGGGTGTCGAAAAGTTCTGCATTTTCTTCACCACGTTCAATGACGTAGTTGAAGAACGGAGTTTTGATTTTGGTAGCAGCAAGATCCTGAGCAATAGCTTCTTCCCTGCGCAACCCAGCAGACTTCTGAAGCTCGTAAGCAGCTTCTGCAGCTTGCACAGGGTCAGTAATAGAACGACCAAACACAAAGCGGTTGTAGGTGGCGTTTAGGGCGTCTCCAATGGCGTGACGCAGCACCAACAACGTATCCATTTCAAGCTTGGCTTGCTGGAAGCTTTCAGTAGCTAATTGAGTCTGTCCAGTGAATTTGGCTAATGTACCAGTCAAAATGTTTCCAATTGCTTGACCAGTGATTTGACCTGCACCTTCAGGGATACCTTGAAGAGGAATCGAGAAAATGGTTGCAGGGTTAGACAGTGGAGAGCCGACTTGAAGGCGAGCAAGAACTGCATCACCAGTGAGTTCAAGTTCCTTGATCTTGGTAAGGTCACCTTGCGTTTCATAAACCTTTTCTACAAGACGCTCTAGACCTTGCATTTCTTCATCAGTTAAATCTTCACCAGATTCAATCTTTTTAAAGAAATTACCAAAGGTGTTGTTTAGTTCAGCTTTAGCTTCACGAGCGGCTTTGCTTACATCTTCAGCAAAATCAGCTGAATCTCCAAAGCTGGCTAGTTGACGGTTTGCTTCACTAAACAGCTCTTTGGGATCAGTTGTGGAGAACCCAAGACGGTTACGACGATCAAACAACCGAAGACCGTTACCAAAGGCCTCAAACAAAGATTTAAGTGCTCTTGCGTTGGCAATTAGAACTGTAAAGTTGTCCTTAAAATTTACAAGAGCAGTAACACGATCAAGTCCATCTACCTCTTGACCTTTCAAAATCCTTCTAAGATCTCGTGCTGATTTCAACGCTGCTTGAGCGCTGTCATCCATCATCGCTTGTGGCTCCATTAATTTGTGGAAATTACTAGAGATGTATTTTCCGTATGCCTCGCTTTCAGCAAGTAGTGCCAGTTTTCTTAGTGTTGAGTTACCACCAAGAAGAGTGGAAAGCCTTCTAATAGCAATTGCGTATTGCTGAGGAAGGATATTTTTACGTTCATCAAGCAGGTCTATAGCAGCTTTAACAGCAGCAGCGTTTTCAAGATCTGAAGTGTATTTAATTGCGTTAGTGCTGTAGATGGCTGTTGCATCCTCAGCTAGATCAGTACCATTTTCAAGATCAGATTTAATCAGTTCTTGTTGCTTGGTAATAGTCTGATCAACACCGGCCAAGAAGTTATCAAGATCTTCTTTAGTAGCAGTTGGATCTTGATACTCACCACGATCCCTATTGATCTCTTGAACAGTCTCACGAATCGTAACAGCTGGTTCATCACCAGGAGTTTCGTTAGCTACACGACGGACAGCTAGTTCATCAGTATCAATCTTGATCTCACCAGCTTCATCGACTGTTACAGGTACCTGATTCTGGATAGGAGCTTCCTGCCTAGGAATTGCTACAGCCTCGTCTACAGCCTCTACAGGAGGCATCTGAACGCCCTCAGGCATCTCAGGGACCGTAGGTGCTAGACCGCCGTTCTCAATGACTTTGTTTTGAACAGCTTCAACACGCTGAACAAAGGTCCGCATGAACTCAGGGTTCAGGTTCTCAGAAGCAACAGCAGCTTCAGCAGCGTTCAGAATGTCTTTGAGTTCACCGTAAGCTTCACCAAAAGCATCGTTCAAAGAAAAATCACTATTGATTTCATCTAGACGGTTCTCAGCAAACAGTTGATTGTTACGAGCAGTAAGAAGTGCAATACGCTCTGCATCTAGCTCATCGAGAGCATCGACAAGGATGCGAGCATCGGTAAGAGCGTTCTTGAAACCAATAGAGGCATCAAAAGCGCTTTCAGTAACTCGACCCAGCTCAGCAAGACGTTCAAGCTGACCGAGTTGTGCTTGCTCTACTTCAGCCCGACGAGCGACCAGTGAATCCAGCTCATCCAGCTTTTGAATGGCATCTACAACCCGACGAACCTTAGTAGCGTTCTTGCTGGCACGTTTACCAGTACCAGTGCTCCTATTGATCCAATCAGGATCCTCAGTCATCACCCGCTCATACTCAGCAAGACGAGCTTGAAGGTTTGCTCGCTTACCTTGGACTTGATCAGGTGTTGTAACAGCAAGATCAGAGCGGAGTTTACTGATTGCGTTATCTAGTTCTGTTGCATCAGCAGGGGTAGCAGCGAAACCTTCATCAATCTTTTGGATCAGGTTTTCTGTTTCAAGAGCTGCTTCCTGTTGCTTAGTCAGGAACGTCTCAGCACCGCTACGAGCAGCTTGAGAGATCTTCCCAACGTTCTCATCGATCTTGCGGTACAGCTCAGCCGTAACGGTACCGAGACGCTCTTCACGCAGTTCATAAGCCCGCTGGAAACCTTCAGCTTCCAGCTCTTGCTTAGCCAGAGGTACAGCATCGTTAAGAGCCTCCTCCATGGCTTGCTGAGCAGGGATACCACTTGTCGCTTTACTCATAAAGCGGTTAGCAGCCCAGAACGCTCCACGAAGACCAGTAAGAGCTACAGCACCACCAGCAGCGTTTTTGAGTTGTTCAAAGGCGTAGTTAAACTCTTCCTTCGATGTAGCCCGAACAACCTTTGCAGCAGCAATACGCTCTTCAGGTGTTTGAAGTTGTTGAACACGCTCAAACTCCTTTTGCAGCTTTGCAGGAGGTTGAGGCATAAAGAACATTGCATCCTGAATGGCGTTAGGCAGGATGTCGTTGATCAGGAACCGAGCAGTGGTTTCTAGACCAGCTTTGATGTCTTTAGTTTTCCAAATTTCTTGAAGACCTTTACCAGTCGTTGAGATGGCAGAAGGTCCTTTAACCAGAGTGCTTACACCTTTATCAAACAGCATTGCAGCTGCTGTAGATGCTGCTAGCTGACCCAGAGCAGTAGCTGGTTTGACATAGCGCTTAACGAAACCGCTGTCATCACTGAATACAGGACCCAGGAGGGGCACAGAAGGCTTGATACCGTAGCTAAAACCTTCAGGCGTCCTACCAGTCTTTTGGAGGGCTTCTATAGCTGCTACAGCGTTGTTTTGACGTTGCTCTACCAGCTGAGGGTTAGTCTCTACAGACGGACCACCGCCCATAGGACCACCAGCCAAAGCACTACCAAGATCTACACCTTGAGTCAAGGCACCGATCTGTTCAGCAGCAGCAATAGGAGCGTTTACAGCTTGACGTACTGTTTCTGCTCCAACACGACGCAGCTCACCACCAACAGTTGCTTTGGTACCAGGAATTTTTGTTTGACCTAGTTGCGTAGCCTGCTGCCCAAGCTGCACAAACGGTGCAAGAGGACCAGCAAGGAAATTAGTAGCACCAGCTTTTACAGCTCTTTTAACGCCTTCAACAGCTTGTCCGCCTGCTTGCTGGATAAAACGACCCAGATCAAAACCACGTTGAGGTTGTTTCGGTTTTGCTTGGGCTTTAGGTTTTGCAGCTGATTTCGGGGCAGCGGCTACTTTTTGCTGAGGTTGACCGCCACCCCACTCCTGTTGATAACGCTGTTGTGCCTCGTTAGGGTCCTGGATAAAGACAGATTGACCGTTCTTAAGAGGGATGTAAGGCATTTACAGCAATTTCTAGTTCGCTTCCTCCAAACTAATGGATATAACTAGAAATTGCTATTTAGCGTCTGAACAGTGGAACCAAGTTTTGCTGCACAAATTGTGACTGACGCTCTTGGCTGTATTGGAAAGCTTGGGTAGGAACACCAGAACCAGGCTTATACACCTGAATATGAACGTGTCCAGGATCCCCTGCACCAGTACCAGAACGTCCTGGAACGCTGTCGTGAGGGCTGTCATCACCACTCTTACCAACAGGACGACCACGAGTGATTTGATCACCAGCCTTCCAGTACAACTGAGCTAGGTGAGCAATACGCACCCGATCACCTTTGTTGTAACCAGGACCAGCACTAGCAGCTTCAATAATGATGCTGTTACCAAAACCACCGTCACGACCAGCAAAGATCACACGACCGCTAATAGGTGCTGGAACGTTGTTTGCAATCTGACCGTTTTGACGGACAAGGGTGAAATCAATAGCTCGGTTTTGACTATGACCGTGGTGCCAGTTAGTAACACGAATACCTACATCGCTAGGTTGCGTACCAGTAGCAGCACTTACAGGCCGTACAGAAGCTTCAATCTGCTTTGCACGCTGCTTTAGGTTTGGAGGTAGAAACTCATTACCGTAATAAGTCTTAAGCTGACGTTCGACAATCTCAGACACAGGGATCTTACCTTGGAACGCAGTGCGGCTGAGGTTGTTAAGAGACTGTCTAACAGCCTGACTGAGGCTACTCAAATCACCAGTAATAGCAGCTTTATTCAGCTCACCAATCTCAACGTCGTTAAAGAACATCTGACTGTTGAGAGCGCTGCGAGCAAGGTTAGGATTTCTGCCGTAGGTGCTAGAAGCAGCAGCAGACCAAGCAGCACGGTTATCGGTATCTTTAATGTCGATTACCCAACGACCGTTTGAGTCTTTACGGGAGCTACCAAGAGCTGGTGCAGAAGCTTTAGTACCAAGCTTGCCGTACTCAGTAACGTTGTAATAACGGTCAACGTCGTTGTACTCAGGACGAGCGTAAAAATCTGTTTGAGCCCTTTTAAGGATCTCAAGCTGCACTGTGGGGTCGTTGATATCTTTACCAGCAGCACGAGCACGGTTGATCTCACGAGTTAGGTAAGGACCAGCTTCTGCGTTAAGACGTTGCTTAGCTTCAAGAACGGCTTGATTAAGGAAAGCTTTCTTTTGTTTAGGTACTTCACCTTTCTCCTTATCCATTGCTTTGATCTGAGGATCCTGCATAAAGGACCCTTTAAGACCTTTTGTTAGCTCTTCAAGTAGTGTCTTTTGAACACGACTACCAGCAGCACGATCAGCAGCGTTGTCCTTGCGGCGAGCGTTATCAAATAGTTCAAGAGCAGTTACATACAGATTGGTGCCTTGAAGTTGCTCACGAAGATCAGCAGGCATCTCCGTTACACCTCCTTCAATAAGATCCTTTGCTCGGCCTAATAGTATTGAACCTTGTTCAGGAGTTAGCTGTCGTTGAGAGAACTTGTATTGATCCCTAATCAGATCCACAGCGCCTTGGTACGACATACCTTGAGGCAGGTAGCCACGGCGAGATTGCTCAAGAGCAAAAGCTTCCTCTTCCCTAATACGCTGAATGATCTGAGCGTCAGTAGCGTTAGGGTTTTCTATCCACCACAGCGTTGAACGGTCTTTAATAGTACGAGTGAACTCACGCTGCTGACGTTGGATACCACGTTCAATAGAACCTTCACGCAGCTCCTCACGTTTGGTAGCTCGGTCTACAGCACCCTCGATAACAGAGCGGAGATTACGACCTTTACTATCACGCAAATCTGTCAGCTTGACTCCATCTACAGTCAGCTCTCCAAGACTGCGGAGCATATTGTATGCGTTGTAGGTAGAGCCAATATCGTTCAGCTGATCGCCATTTACATCAAGGAAAACAGCGTCTTTATCAAACAGCTCAAACAACGCATCAGTGGCTTGCTGTTTGCCGTATCCATTCTTATTGATTAGCCAATCCCGCATATCCAGCACACCTGCTTTGAGCAGATCAGAACTGAACTCAGTAGTACCTTCTGCTTTATTGAACTGAGCACCAAGCCTCCACCTACCAAGAAGGATCTCAGCACCAGTTTGTTTGATGGTACGTTCTTTACGCTCAAATACTTTGTTGGCTACATCAGCTTTGATATCAGCTTGAGTAGCAGCCATCAAAGGATCAATCTTGGCTGCTTTAAAAGCTTCAGGAATATCTGAATACTGAGCCAGGATCTGTTGAGCTTTCCTAGTCAGTACAGCAGCACGCTCTGCAGGATCATCAATCTCAGCAATTGTTCCAGCTTGAGATTTAGCCCAAGCGGCTAGTTCAACAGCAGCTTGCTGTCCAGCGTTAGTTGCTTTGGTGTCGTAATAGAAGAAGTTAACCCAAGGGTTACTAAGGCGTGTCTGACGGGCTAGTTCTTCATCACCCTTAGCCTGGAGAACCTTGATATCCTTAGCGTTCTCTTCAGTATCAAATAGTGCTGTAGCTTCTTGCTCCAGCAGTTGTTTTGCTTGACGCCGCTTGTCTTCCTTATAGCGTTCAAACAATAAACCTTGAACGCCTTGGAATAACCCCTTCTCACCAAGGAACGCTTCAATGCTTTTAAGGCCTTGTTCAGTTTTGGTATCTGGCTGGAACTGACGGCTATACATCAGCTGTCCGCCAAGCTGTTGAGGCTCTTGAGCAGGCTGTGCAGGTGCTGCAGGGCGTACAGGAGCCTCAGGAGTAGCGACTAGATCACGGACCTGACGCTGAGGGGTAATACCAAAACTACTTGTCATTATTCTTGAGGAGTTTGAAAGGTGTTGCCAAGGTCTGCGTTAAAAACTGATTGACCAGCTGCTTTAGCTGATGAGTAGAACGATTTTGGAACTACTTCTTTAGGAGCTTCAGGAAGCATTGACTTGTAGTTCTGATACGCATTAAACGCTGATGTTGCTATCTGCATCGTAAGCGCTGTAGGTGAAGGCCCACTAATAGCAGCAGGCTGTACCGCAGTAATAGGCAGCGGAGCCAGCGGTTTAATCGGATCAGCAATCGGTTGAGGAGTGTAATACTGAACCTGATTTGAAGTGTTCTCCCGAGCTACGTTGGCAGCCTCAGCCATCCGTAACTTGTCTGCAACTCTGAAATTACGAGTGATTTGACGGTTACTTAGGTTAGCTAGGTACTGCTGGTTGTATTGGTTTTGAAGGCGTTGAACAGTTCTACCAACCTGACCGCCAGCTGCTTTCTTAGCTCCAGCAGCAATGGTCTGAGCACGAATGTTTTCAAGATCAATCGTGTCCTTTGCTTCCTCTTCGTAGAACCGACCCTCAATATCAGCAAGCTGCCGTTCAAAGTTTTTAGTAGCAGCAGTAGCTACAGCACCTTTGTAAGTGGCTTGTTGTTCGGCTAGTTGTTGTTCGTACTGACGACGCTTCTCAACGTAATCAGTTTCCCGATACCAAGCGTTTAGTTGGTATTCGTAGTTCCTGTAGTTTTCTTGGTTTTGAGCTGCATACTGAGTCCAGAACTGCCTCTGAGCTTCTGCTGTTGCACGTTTGGCTTCAGCAGCTTGGAATTGATAGCCAGCATAAGCAGTGAAGCTTTCTGCAGCAAACTGACCAATACTCGCAATCGCAGGGAAAGAAAAGATACTTTCTTTAGGTTGAACCATTAGCCGTACTTCCTAGCAACATCAAAGTACAGACCAGTCCATTCAAGAGCGATGAACTTAGCCTGGTCTATGCTGTCGTTCACTAGCTCCACTGTAACTTGGTCGTTCTTGCTTTGAATATAAGCACGGAATTTAGCTTCTTCAAAAGCTTCCTCCTCGCTAACCACAATGTTTCCGTTTAGCGGATCCCTACGATCAAACTCATAGGTAATCGTGTCTCGATGCTTAGGAGTCACTTCAATCGTGAAATACCTTGCATCGTTGTAATAAACATCAACATATCGAAGCTGCAAGCGGCCAGTACGATTACCAATAAAAGTGTTATCCGTTGCTGTTCTGCTGTAAGGCATGAGCTGAGGCGGCTGAAACTTGAACGTAAACTTCTCGCCAAAAACCCAAGAGCTACCTGAGAAATCCCCAAGGCTATCGCAAACAAAACTAGTAACACCAGCTGGAACGTTGTTAGCCACGATCCAACGCTTTTCTGATTCAGAGGCATCTGTACTGTCCTGTTTGATGATTACAAGCTGACTAGGGTTAACAGTGCGGTAAGGCAGCGTAACTGTAGTTTTGTTAGTACCAGCGTCATAGCTAAAGCTTGCAGTACCAACGTCAGTCGTAATAGAACTAGAGATCTGACGATCCAGCAGGAACAGATCAAGACTGTCCTGAGGAGGTCTAGAGGCGTTTACACCTTCGATGTAATACTCAGTGTTAGCACCGTTTACATAGCTCACCAGCTTGAACAGAGTACCCTCTACAAAGTCACACCAGTAAATCTGCTTGTTAGGGAAGACCCATTTATGCCAAGCATTTTGACGGTTGGTTAAAGAGCCTCCAGAAGCCTCCCAGAAGAACTGATACACATACAGAGCTGTGGGCTCATCGCTGCTAAGGGCAACTAGATACTGGTCTGTACGGCTTACAGCAAGGGAATCAATGTTTTTAGGAATGTACTTAGGTACAGTTTCAGTAATTACAGCTGTTTGACCGAGGTTAATACCAACCGTTCTGTCAGTCGTAATGAACGTATGGAAACCAGTGAAGTCACCCTCTTTAACAGGGAACAGCACCTGAGGTCCAACCTGTTCAGGCTTGACGTTTGGCTCCATACTGATGGAGCTGATACGACCTACAGAAGCTGTGTCAGGACTGAACGTTACGTTGTCACCAGAGTACAGACGGAACTGGTTTTCACTAGAGAACAGAACAAGTTCATCCTGCTGCTGCAAGGCGTAGTTAAGAACAGCAACATCGTTACTGACAGCGGTCAAGTCAATAGGATCGCTATCGAGAACTTGAAGAGCTGATTGCTGCCAGAAGTTGTAATACGAACCAGATTCACTCAGGATGACATTTTCACCAGATATGAAACCTAGGCGGTTCTTGAAAAACACAATGTCGTTAATGGTGTAGCCAACAAACGACGGACCAGGAAGTTCATCCTCATCACCAGCCAAACGACGTTCCCACCCTGGAAGATCAATCGAAACAGCACCATCTGTATAGGTAGTTCCACTAAAAGGTTGGAACGTAAACCGCACAAGACCACTAGCGTTTCTGTAATAGATAAACGCATGAGGCATTGTGTTGTCGTCTAGAAGCCCTCTAGTACCCCAACCAGCTGTTTCTTCCCACACACCACGACCAAACGTACCTGCTGTGGTGGTGTTCTCAGCGTTAAAGGTCAGGTAATACGAGCTTTGATCTGAAGACCCATCAGGAGCTACAAGCACCGTATAGCCTTCCCAAGAGGCGCTAGGTAGCTCTGTGATACTGGTTACCTGATTAGAGAACGCAGACATCAAAGTGTTACCACGGGCATCCGAAGCAATGATGCTTTTGATATAGCGAGAAGAGCTGACAAGACCAATCAGGATCTGAGAGCCTTTAACTTCAAACGTCAGCTTGTTGTTGATATCAGTGTTATCAAGACCATCCCCAAGGGTCAGCGTAATAGTACCGTTATTTGTTGCGTTAACTAAAGTTCCAGCTTCGTTAACCAACGTAAAGGACAAAGCAGTTGTATTTACAGTTCCAACAAAAGTGTTTGCTGGGATATGTGTTCCAGTAACCAGTTCACCTGGAAAGACCCTTTTGATGTCAGCAGCAGTGACACTAGTAACTGTTGAGCTACCTGTTGTAGTTGTGCCAGTAATAGTTTCAGTAAAATTAACCAGACGAGCAGCAATATCCTCTGAACTAACAACGTTTGCGTTGCCACTGCTGTCAGTAAGAGATGGCGTCAAATAATGACCAACGATTACATCACCATCGTCTAGCTCAACACGAACCTCATACATCGTGTCGTAATCAACCAGTTTCACCCATACCTGAGCTTTGGTTGGTTGATACGCAGAGCTAATTACCCCGACGTTATAACTAGTCAGCGTTTCAGAAGCGTCGTAAGCAGTGTCTTTTTGGGTATTAGTGATAAATACATAATCCTGAAACGAGGTAGCCCTAAAGCGGTCACGAGCTCTTCCGCTACCACGCAGGTATTCAAGATTTGTAGAAGTGATGTTTGCAAACACCTGTTCAACAGGGACCACTTCAGGCAGGATCCCACTGATTGGTTCAACGTTTGCAATGCCAGTTACAAAGGTTTGACTGGCTTGGATCGTAAGGGTTACGCCAGTAGTAGTGGCTGTAGCGTTCTTACTTAAAGTAATCTGACTGGCACTGACGTTGTAATCAACAATTGTCGTACCAGCAGGGATACCAGCACCAGTTACACCAGCTCCAATAAAGATATCTGTCATGGAGCTGACAGATGTAACTACTGCTGAGCCGTTAGTAATGTTGCCAGTACGACTAACGGTACGGCTATCGTCAGCAACAATGATGATAAAACGCTCTGTACTACTGCGGTTGTAAACAAAGAGCCAAGCTTCATTCCACTTGATCGGATTAACAAGAGTCAAACCACCAGCGTTCTTGGTAAGCGTATCAATACGCTTTACAGGCACAGAACCAAGACGCTTTTTAAGACCCTCTACAAGGTCACAGTTGCCGTTCTCAAGAACTTTTGCAAAACCAGGCAGCACAAAACTAGTAGCTTGCTGGTTTACACCTTTATTCAGTGGGCCAATAATTTGGCTAAAAAGTTCTCGTGACATCAGCGATCAAGGATATCAGGACCAAAAGTAGTAATCACACGACCGCCATACATATCATCAGGACCGCTGATGAAGTTGTAGTTACCAGCCATGTCCTCAGTACGCTTCAAAATTTGAAGAGCGTTTTGTTCGTCTTGTGATGTATAAGCTTCAAGACTAGAGGAAGTCACAGCACGGTTAGCAAACATCCTACCGGCTCGGATCATAATGTACCGTTTGCCAGTTTCTGGGATGCTGTCCCAATCCAACTCTTCGACAATCTCAGCAACTAGATCGCTGGTATTACCAACCGTAGCTACACCCAGACTGCCCCTCAAATCGTATGTATTCTTAGCGCGATCAAAAAGCCGCAGACCACGAAGAACAAACCTTTGAGACGGATACAGCAGCGGATTAAACCGTACAGCCAGGGTGTTGCTAGGAAGTTGTGATTGACCTGTAGAAGCGTCCAGAGGAATGGAGTCATACAGCATCGTGTTCCAAGACCAACCAGCACCTTGAACCTCTCGGCTCACTTCATCCAAGGTGCGTTCTGCGAGAGCTACATCGCCCACTAGAGGGGGGTTAAGGGAGTTAACAGGAGCTTCGCCAATGATTGCTAGCAGCGTATTAACTGCACTGAGCTTTGAAGTCGCCAAGGAATTCCTCCATTTTTAAACGGCGACGCTCGCCCATATATGGCAGTAGAGCGTCCACAATTTCTTTCACTTTAGCTTGACGGCTTACTTGAGCTACATATAAGTCTTTCCACTTTGGATTTTTGTGAGCACGAGGTTTGAATTTAACTTGAAGATCAAAGATATTTGCAAAACGTTCGACAATATCTTTGTCTGTCATTTCAATACCAATTCGCCATGAATTGTTTTTGTAACCTCCATGTCCAGCTTTACCAGCAATGCAAATGTAACCTTCGCCTTCAAACAAACCAGCAGCCCAAGTAAGTTCGCAATAAGACATAAAAAAGGGGCCATAAGACCCCTTTAATATATCCTTATTAATAAGGATTATACTCAGTACGGGTTACCGTCACTCAGCAAGCTGACGCAGCACTCAGGACGCAGGATACCGTGACCCACGGCATAGCTAGCAACCATCATGGTGCTTTGGGTCATGGCCTTGTACTCCGAACCAGTCATCTGCATCGAGACATCCTTCAGAGCCACAGTACCCACAGCTTCCTTGGTGAAGCACAGACCGAAGCAGTTAGCGATGGAGCTGGTGTTACCCTGCTCATCCTGGTAGTAATCGTAGGTACCAGCAGCAGCCTGACCGTCAGAGCCATCGCGGCCATTGACGTAGTTAGGACGCTCACCACGGGTCACAGCCGACTGGTTGCTAAGACCAGCATAGGTTTGACCGTTGGTGTAACCGTTGATGCCCAGGTGGTTGGAGGTCATCAGACGGAAACCAGCCACAGAAGCAACACGGTTGCCATTGACGGTGCCGTTGACACCAGTACCGCCGTTCCAATCGGTGTTGATAGCACGGTCGCTATTCAGCACGTCATAGTAAGCACCAGGGGTCAGGACAACCACACGGCCTTCCTTAGGAGCATCCTTCTCGTCCAGGGCTTGGCAAGCCTTGTAGAGGTTCTCAACGATCAGATCACCGCGAGCGTTACGGTCAGCAGCACCGTTCAGGTCAATACCGGTGAACGAGGTACCACCAGGCAGAGCGTTCAGAACGAACAGGCGCTCACCCACAGTGAACTGAGCGTTAGTACCAGTACCAATAGCACCCAGGGGGTTGATACCGAAGGTAGCTGCACCGTTGGTAGGAGCAGTGGTGATCACACCGTAAGCACCGGAGGTCTCACCGTACACCACTTCACCCACTGCCCAGTAAGCCAGTTCAGCGGTCTGGAAGTTGGCGCTCAGAGTCACCACACCAGAGGTAGCCGAAGCGTAGGTACCGCCGTTCAGTTGGAATCGCTTGGAATCCCAATCCTTCACGCGACCGTCAGACTCAGAAGCAGCCAACAGAGTACGAGCAAGGCGCTGATCGTAAGCACGGGCCAGAGCGCGACCAAGTTCAGTCGAGTAAATAGAACGCACGTCCCAGTGCAGTTTTGCTTCATCCAGGTCGTAGATGGAAGCATCAGCAATGAGCAGGTCATCAATGGTGATGATCTTTTCACCGATCATGCCTTTGTTACCTTGACCCGTGATGAAATCACCAGGACGGTGGTAGCGGCTGGAGAAACGACCAGTGATCGGGAAGCTTGCGCTCTTGCCCGAAGAAATGGTGCGCTTCATGGTCAGATCCTTGAAGATCGTCTCACGGTTGAAGGTGGTAAGAACCTCACCAGAGAAGATCTTCAGGAAGTTAGCGTTTTCACGCTCGTAGTTACCGGAGGCGGAACCAGCGTTATATTGAACGCCATTAAGTCCACCCAACCGGCCTAGAGATGCAAAATCAGGCATCGTTAGTTTGGAGGTAGGAATGTTTAACTGCGCTCGCTTTCACTGTTGTTATCGCCTCAGCGGCAACAATGTTTACGTTCGCTAATGAAATACTAACCCCTTGGACCAAGAACTTCACTACGAATGAGTTTGTCTTGAACATCTTGGGTATAAGCAGGGTCTTGCAAATACCGAGGATCGCTCATGGCAGCCATCACTTCTTGGTTTGAACGGAACACATCACTGCTATTTGCAGAGAGCTTTCCACCAATTAGATCAGGCTCATAGCCAGTGTTGTCTTGGTAGGCGTAGTACAACGATTGAAGAGCGTTACGAGCACGGTAGTAGTCACCGCTATTGACTTCGCGGTTGTAAGCCTCAAGTTCTTCTTGGTTCAGGTTTTCCTTTGCCCAAGATTGAACAGCGGCAAAGTTCTCTTGACCGCCAATGCTGTCGAGAATAACTTGCTCATCCTCTTGAGACAAAACAGGAACTTCCTGCTCAACAGCTTCGTCTTCTACTTCAGAATCCTCAGCAGCTTCGTAGCCACGGGATCCAAGTTTCTTCTCAAGCTCTTGGTAAGCCTTAAGAAGATCATCAGTAGAACGAAACTTACCTGCAATCAGGTCTTGTTGTTCTTGAGTTTGTTCCTGCTGTTCAGACTCTTCAAGCATTTGAAGGTCTTGTTCAGAGTAAGGACCTGTTTGTTGGCCCAAGAAATTATCAGCGATAACTTCCATGTGATCAACCAATACGAACGGTCAGATCAGGATACACCCAAGCAGGACGACGATTCTTAATCGCAGCTACATACTGCTCATACACTTCCGGCTTTTCAGCTTTCAGTTGTTCGATCAGCGCATCCAGCTTGGACTTAGGAGCAGCTTTCTTAGGAGCTTCTTTAATCTCTTCAGAAGCCTCCAGGGGCTCCAGCGATTTCTTGGCTTGCCCGGATTGAGTCATTTTCAGCTTTTACGAGAGCGGCTTGTTTAGCAGGATCGTTATTAGGATCTTGCTGAGCCATTTGTTGCTGCATCATCATAGCTGCTTGTTGTTCTTCAGCCATGAGATCCTCGTCACTCTTAATAAGCTTGTAGGTATCAAGACCGTCAGAAGCAGCAAGACGAGTGATAAGCTCTCGACTATTAACAAACTTTGCAAGTGCTTCAGGTCCGAGAGTTCCTGCGATGGTTTGTAGGAATTCAATGAGCTTGGCTTTGTCGTTACCCCTACCGAGGGCGTCAAGACCAGTTGTGATCTGAGGTTTAACAATGTTCTTAGGCAGCTTCGGTAGACGACCTTGACGTTCCATCAAAGCCATCTTGCGGTTTACCAACGGTAGCTGCAGCTCAATACTGAGGATGCTGTAAATACCACCAAGACCTGCTTCAAGTTCCTGTGCCACCATTCGGATCTCTTCAGCTGTAACGCGGTCACGGCCAGAGGTACCAGCTTGGATGGCGCTATTCAGCAGGAACGCAAAGCTAAGACGCTGTTCGATCCGAGCGATGGTGTTCAGAGCGACTGTAAGATCAGCCTGCTTCTGCATTTGCAGAGGTGCCACATCATTTGGATTGCCAGCCACAATTGATCCATTGGCAGCCCGAGCAAGAGCGTCAGGGCGAGTCGTGCCGTTAGGGTTACAGAGGAAGATGATCTTGGCCGCTGCTGCAGAACCCTCGACGATTGCTTTGGAGAGGTACTCAAGGCTCTTCAGGTCTCCCAGAAGTTCTTCACAATATCCACGACCGTAAGCTTCGTGAGCCACACGGAACATACGAAGGGGAATCCAAGGGCTCTTATCAATAGGCACTGAACCCTTTTTACCAATGGGTTTGCCGTAAGCCTCTTGATACCACTCACAACGATCTTTCTCGTAGCTCCAAGTGACGTGGGTGTAGAGGAATACCGTCTTGTCTACAAACTTTCCATCAGAGTTCCTTGGCGCAACCTTCTCAGGCAGCACATCAGGGCTAACTTCTTCACGCACTACAACCTCAAGGATGTTTCCCTCAGGGTCCCTGTTCAGTACAAAAGACTTCAGAGGGTAAACACGAGTGCCGTTGTCAGCGACATACAGCAAAGCGTTACCACCAATGATCAGGTGTTTAAGCGCTTCAAACAGTGCTGTACGGTCTCCAGACTCTTCAATGTCCCGCATGACGGAACGTTCCATCAAAGCCAGTTGCTGATCAAACTCTGATTGGAGATCTTTGAAATTATCCAGCTCACGCTTCAGTTTCATATCGTCTACAGAGAGACGGAAGAAGCTTTGGTTAGGAGGCAGCAAAGCAATCAGCAGTTTGCTAGCCAGGTTGTTTACGCCACGAGCTCCAAGCCCTTGGTAAGTGGTTTGAATCTTGGTGTAAAGATTCTTACCAGTGCTCCTGTCGTTATCAGTAATAAGAGTCGGCAGAGTGTATTTACTACACTCAATAGCACGATCAAGATAAATCGTCTTTTCCGGCTCTAGTGCCGAATAACGAGCTTGAGCATTAGACATTCAAACCACCAGTCGCATTAGGTGTCCCCATTCCAACGCCGCCGGAAAGAGGAGATTGTATCTCCAAACTAGTACGCATTGCGGCAGGAGTGCCAACACGACGACGCACTCTTTCTGCAACAGGAGCGACAGATTGTTGACGTTGAATAGCAGCTTGTAGCTGTTGCTGCTGGATAGCCAAAGCAGATGCTTGTTTCTGCTGAGCAATTTGACGTTCGGAAGCTATTTTAGCTTGAGCTGCTTGCTGTTCAAAAACCTGAGTTTGAGATTTAGTCTGCTTAAGTTGCTTCTCAAACTGAGCAGCACGTTGGGCAGCCTCAGCTTGCATCTGTTGAATCTGAGCTCGTGCTTGAGCTTGTGATTGAGCTGCTGCACGTCTTGCTTGGTCTGCAGCTTGTTGAACAGCTTTCTGCTGGTTATACGCTGAATAAGCTGCAGCACCTGCACTTACTAAACCAATGACCGCACCAATCATTTGGAAACACCTTTAGCTAAATTTTGTTTCCTCCTGCAGGTTGTACTGATCTTTTAGATGTCGTACAACAGATACCTGACCAGCGGAGAACCAAATAAGTTTCTCTTCCATACTAAGGTCAGGTGCTTTATCTGGATAAAGCTCTTCTAAATACTTGATCAGTTCAAGATCAAAAGCAGGAATCATATATTCAAACCAGTTGGGTTGATGCGACCAGGAGCGGTACCAGAAAAACCACCGACAGTAGTTCCGGTTGAGAGTCTAGTTCTAGATACACCAGGTTGACCGATTGATGTTCTACGTTGCTGTCCAATGGTCAGTGTGGTTGGTTTTTGCTGAGTAGCTGCTGAAATCTTTTCTTGTTGAGCTAAAACTTTTTGCTGGTTTACTGCAGCTGCTGAACGGCGTTGTTGGATTTCTACTTGCGCTTTAGTTTTAGCAAGAATTTGTGAATAGATATTTTGAATTTTTTGCTGCCTAAGGCCTTCAGCCTTCATAGCAGCCTGCTGTTGTTTTACAGCTGCTTGTGCTACGGCTTCCTGTTGAGCAACTCGATTAGCAAGAAGTTGTGCCTCTTCTCTTGCAATCCTTTCTTGAAACTCTCGCTGTTGATTACCAGCGTTACTACCAAAGCTAATGCGAATGTCGTTATGTACCCCAGTAAATTCAAACGAAAGAGGATCTACAAAGAAAGTAGGCTCTACAAATTTTGAATCTTGATTGCGGAACATAACGACACTGCGGTTTTATATCAAGCGTAACTCGGAAGATCAGAGTTAGAAGTCTCGAAAAACGCTGGCATTCTGGCTCGTTGGGTTTCGATCAACCCTTCTGCTTTACCTGCGTACATCAGACTGTCGCTCTGATCCAACCAGAACTGCTTGTCTAGGTACTTGTCGCTCGACTTAGCAAGCGGCTGCATCACCCAATTAATGGTTGCCTTTCTGAGGCGATCCAAACTAGGAGAGACAGTGAGACCAAGCTCACGACATACCAAGCTATTTGTTGCGACGTGAACTTGTTCATCACGACTGATATCAGCAGAGATGGTCCTCAGTCCAGCGTCACCGTTGAACCGGAAGAATGGGAGGATAACAAAGAATATGCTTCTCTCAGCCACCAGTGCTTTGAGTACGGTGTGGTCTGGATGATCTTCCCAAGCTTTTCGTAGGCGAGCTGCTTCCGTTTCTGCTTGGCTATCTGTACCGAGCGCGTTTGCTGCGTATCCCAGGGCAAGGTCATGGTTCTCCTCGTCTTTGATGTTTGTAAGAAGAAGGTCACGAGCTGCTTCAGGTACCTCTGATTTCAGAGCATCACTGATGAACTCACCAACAGGCAGCTCAAGCTGTCGAAGGGCGAGAGCCCGGAAGATAGCCTCTTCCGAACCCTCTTTCAACTTACCTCCGGTTGTTTGAACAGGAGTCCAAGTACGCTTACGTTCAAGCAGTTTCTGATACGGGTTCATTCGGCGCAATCGCATTGAGGTTCTGAATCCCCATCAAGAATCCCGGCAAGATAAGCCTCAACATCTACATCGCTAATAGCTGCGTAGGCGTCAGTTTTATCTTGTGTATCTGACATTACCTGAAGAGAGTAATACAAACTCTTCAGAGGGGAGTTCAACCATCGTGCCATAAATTGACGGTCCATTGTTGTCATATCGGACCACCAATTCATAGAAATTGCGTGAGCCATTCCAGTGCTGTCCATGAGCTTTTGCCACTCACTGTTCAGCTCAAAGAACACGTCCCAACCAACCTCTTCAGCAGTCTCACATTTGGGATTGAACTTGTAGCTCTGCACCCCAAGAGTGGCACTATCACGATCTACCTCGCGGCTAATTGGAGGAGAGATCTCAGGGGTTGTAGTGAACCCTTCACGGTCCACATAACGGTATGCACAAGACGCTGTAGGAGCCACGGTGAACGCTCGTGACATCTTGTAGTCAGCAGCCACCTTAGCGGCCTCCATAAAGCCCGTATAGAGCGCTTGAGCGATCTCACCAGCTTTGTTATCAGCGGTGCCTAACCCAAGGTTCCTGCGACGGAGAGCGCCAACAAACTCTTCGTACTTGACGCCTTCGATAGCCAGCAGGTTTGCCAGACCAAGAACACCAAGACCAACTTGGTTATCTTTGCGGGTATAGATCCCTGATTCATCTACACCTGTACGGGTGTAAAGATCACAAAGGAACTTCATTCCATCAACGAAAGCTTGAGGGATCTCATCGATCTTGGTAAGACCCAAGTTGATGTGACTCAGCAGACAGGTATCCCGAGACTTGAGCAGGATCTCTTGGCAAACATTCGAATAAATCCGCTCACCATTTGCGTCGTACTGCTTCTTAACAATCCAGACATCACCCTTACGGGCAGCATCCATGATTGCTTTCAGCTTGTTGGGTTCATCAATGATGTCAGGATCAACATTGACACAGCGCTTGATCCAAGGAATACGAGCTCGATCGTAATTAACAAACTCAAGAATGTCAGGGTGATCTGCGTCGCAATGAGCAACGATTGCACCGTTCCGATATGTTCCCCCTCGACGGAGAATCTCGTTGAACTTGGAGTAAATCTCCATGAACCCACAAGGACCTGAAGCAACCATTCCGTGGCTGTTCTCGGTACCTTTTGCACGAAGCTTAGACAGGTGGATAGCAACGCCTGCACCGTAGCGAAGAGCTTTACTAGCAAACTGCCAAGAGCCTTCAAGACCATCAGGGTGTTCGTCCATTGTGTCTTCTACAACGAAGACAGTACAGGAGACCGGGTACCTACGAGTCGGATTCTTCAGCCAGCTCTCCACCCTCCCCGTCATTGCGATCGCTGGATTCAGAGTCTGCATCGAAAGTTCCATTGTCAAGTGAGCGTTGAAGTGAGGTGGTTACAAAATCGTCCCACTGATCGTCATCAAGTTGATTCAGTGGAGCAAGTTCAGGGTGTTCATCGGGATCCCAGAAGAACTGAAGAGACCCGTTACCCTCGTCATCTTCCTGGTATTCAGCTTCGACGTACTGCCAAGCTTCAGCAGGAATCTGTTTCAGCAGTTCAGTGTAATCCTTCATAAGTCCGAGAGATCGGCGGGTTTGTAGTTAGGTCCTTTTTGTACCTTTCCGTTGACTTTGGTGAAAGGAAACTTAGACCAGTTGGAAAGATAAACTCGTCCAAAAGCATCGTCAGGGTCCACACCATGAAGATGGAGAAGGCCATATGTGACCCAAATGAGGTCGCAAGCTTCCTTGATGATCTGCGGGCGCTTCTCGTTGCGGAAGGCGTACATGAGTTCGTAGAACTCCTCCTCGACATAGGTGAGTTGTTTCTCAAGCGCCTCGATGTAGTCATCAGAATCAGGACTGATTAGTTGGTCCGCTTTTTGCATCCAAGCTTGTACTAGTTCCGCATTGGAAGTCAGCATCATCTGCGTCAAGGATCGAATCGTAAAGGTTTGCTTGGCGTTGAGCCCACTTGGTGTCCCACTCTTCTGATCGTTTGATCAGTCGGTCAAGATACCAACGAGCTTTCTTGAGATCTTCGGTACCGTTCTTGTGTTGGTACCTAGTCACATACTTGATGATGTTGCCTTCAATGAAGTCAAAGCAGTGACTCTCGATGTAATCAATACATTCAATTACCCCCTCGTCGAACGCGTAGTGGTGGGGTCGTATTGGATCGTTGGTGGTGTCCATAGTTGAATCTCATTGAGGGTGTACTCAGTGTCACGAAGGATGCGAGCGAGGCGTGCTTGGTTCAAGGCGTAGTCAGCACTTAAACCTTTCTTTGCGTACTGCTGAACTACAGTTCGCCATGCGGAGGCTTCTGAGAAGTCTTCTGCTGGGATGAGCTTCTCTGCTGTCTTCGGGCCAATCCCAGGGCAACCAGGATAGCCGTCAACGGAATCGCCGGTAAGAGTCTGACGATAGTAAAAGACATCAGCTTCAAGTTGAGAGATGGTAAAGATGTTTCCGTCGTTATCAAGGTGGGTACCAGGGATCTGTTTTAGATCCTTGTCACCAGACCACATAACGACTTGATCTTCATGGCGAGTGGTGAGAATGCCTAGAACATCATCGGCTTCCAACCTGTGCCAACACTCAGAAGGAAACTGTTGCTCAGCCCACCGTCGAATTGCCAAGTACCCAACTGGTTTCCGACGATGGTTTCCAGCACGGTTTCCTTTGTAGGACGGTTCAATGTCCTTTCGGAAGTTTTGATCAGCAGTCCAACAAAGCGTGAATCGATCTGATTGTGCTTGGTTGCGCTTGATATCCAAAAGCTCATTGAACATCAACTGGGCTTCTTTGACTGGTAAGTGAGTCGTGATGATGTCAGGACACCATTCGATTTCAACTTCGCAAGCGGCCACTGTTTGATACAGCAGCATATCTGCGTCAAGCAGTAGCCACGTCATCAGCACCTCCTTGATGGGTCCCTAGCTTATTAACCCTGGCTAGGTAGTCCACTGCTTTTAGGACGCCTTCAAGATTGTCACCAAGCTTTCCGATGCCAGTGTTGCAATTGTTACAAAGCCAACCTCTGTGTTCATGGCTGTCGTGGCAGTGATCCCAATGCAACTTTTGTTCGGTAAGACCGCAACATTCACAAGGTGTGCCTAGCTCAGGAGCCTGCTGCTTGCGTCGTAGCTTTTGGTAGTGACTCATCTGGCGGCAGTTACAAGAGAGACATTCAGGGCGTCTCCAAGTACCGTTCCTACCGAATAGCTCTACCGGCTTGGTTTGTTTACAGATCTTGCAGGTCTTAGTGGCACTCTGCCCAGTTGGATCCAACCTTGTATTCCGCACCGATTTCAATACGGACTCCAAGTGCTTCTCCTGCCAAGGCAGCAGATCTGACAGCGATTCCTCCGAGCTCTTCTGCTCGTTCAGCTGCGACTGAGAATTGGATTTCATCTTGGCAGTGGACAAGAAAAGCAAAGTCTTTGTCGTAGGTAAACCCTGCCTCCACCAGTTGGTCATAGCAGATGTTGTACCAGAGCTTGCTAATTATGGCTCCAGCGCTCTGGAGTAGGAAGTTCAAAGAGCTATGTGAGGACCGGATCTTTATCTGTCTACCGTCTAAAGCTTTAATGAATCCTTCAGAATCTGCTTTCTCTGTGACTCGCTTTGTCAGCTCAGCAAGCGCTGGCATATTGCGGAAATACTTTCTCTTGAGCTTTGCTCCGTCTTGCCCTGTAATAAGTCCTAGCTTCTCGGCTCCAGCGCCGTACATCAGGGCATAGAAGAACGTCTTGGCTTGGTCTCTGGTAGCCAGGCCAGCAGCCTTCTGATTGACTGTGTGGATATCACCGTTCAATACTTCATCGGCAAACTTGCCGTCGTCAAAGGGCCACAAATAGTGGGCTAGACAACGGGCTTCAATGCCGCTGAGGTCCACGCCAACCTGCTTGGTGCTTCTACCTTCCCCAAGGTAGCCAGGTCCAAACAGAGCTCGGCACTCCGGTCCCAGGACTGACCTGACAGCAGGAACCTGGGCCATATTGGGGTTGACGTGGGCGCAGCGAGCGGTGGCACAACCAACAGTAATCACACTGCCGTGAATCCTGTTGTCGCTTTCCACCAGTTTCAACCAGGCGTTGTTACCTGTGCTGAGTTGACCCAAACGTTTTTGGAGCGTGAGGTGTGAAACAAAATCCTCAGCCCCAGGGATCTTTGCCAGAACTGTTTCATCTACTTTGGGTTTCCCCGTTTCGGTGAAGTCCTTTGGCTTCCACTCCAAAGAGTTCTGGAGCACCCAAGCGATGTGATCACGAGAGTTCGGGTTGAGGTCCACGAGGCGGCACATCTCTGCACCGGCTACATAACCTCTTGAACTGTCGTTGCGCTTAGGAGTAAAGAGCCCTCCGTCAACGAACGGGAACCGTTGTCTCAATCGCTCGTTGAGAGTATTCAGTTGTTGATTGATCTCAGCTTCTAGCTCCAAAGCCCCTTGAACATTGAAGCCAAAGCCAGACCGTTCCTGCAGGGCGATGAGACTCGCAAATCTCATCTCAAGGTCAACGGCACAAGGGATGCTGTCGGCCTTAGGTTGCAACCTGTGCCAAAGCTTAACATTTAATTCAACATCGCAGACGCATCGATCAGCTAGCTCCTCTGTGAGCACACTGAAATCCTTTAGGTCTGCGTGTCGTTTGCTGTGACCCAGACGAAACCCATAAGCCTCAAGAGAGTGCCGACCATAAAGCTGAATCGGCATACCCTCCCACTTCTTCTTCAGATCCGTGTCAAAGATATTTGGATACAACATCCGACACAGGATTAACGTATCAACGACCTTTCCCTTCGGCTTGAACTGAGGGTAGACCTGTTGGATGGCTGGGATATCGTACTGAATGATGTTGTGACCAATCAATACATCAGCATCCTCAAGGATCTGTAACCACTCTTTGGGATTCTTATACAGCTGCGTCTGGTTCTCCTTGTGGATGACGCAACAGTGAATCGTAGTTACGTTCCTCGTCTTCAGAGCATTGGTCTCCACGTCGAACGTTACCGTCGATAAAGACTTGGAGGTTTCTGCTGTAGCAGAAGTCAAGGAAGTCTTCAAGCTTGTCGTAGGTGAGCTGGTGGTAGGAGTCATTGGACTTGAAGAAGGACTGAAGATACCTCTTCGCTTTCTCAGTAGCAGCTAGTGCTGTTACCTTCAGCGGATTCATCTCAGAGATGTGAACGTCAAAAGTCGGCTTCAAAAGAATCATCGAAACTTGCGGTTGATTTTGTTCCGCCATTTTTAAGCTCCAACATTCTGCCTGTACTC